CGACTATGCGCTCGACTTCGACAAAGCGCGCGACGAAATCCAGCGCCGCCTGGATCGCCTGCGCGCCACGGAAGGTCCAGGAGGAGTTTCTGGATAGCCTTGAGGAGAACACATTGATGGCGTTGCCCTGGCTCTTTGAGTTCTGGGCTTTGCCACATCAGTTGCCGCCAGAGGGAACCTGGCGCAGTTGGGTCATTATGGGGGGGCGCGGCGCAGGGAAAACCCGCGCCGGTGCCGAGTGGGTTCGGGCACAGGTGGAAGGTGCCCGACCGATGGACAAGGGGCGCGCGTCGCGCGTCGCCTTGGTAGGAGAGACAATCGAGCAGGCACGGGAGGTCATGGTCTTTGGAGACAGTGGCATTCTGGCCTGTTCGCCGCCCGATCGCAGGCCGGTGTGGGAGGCAACGCGAAAGCGGCTGGTTTGGCCGAACGGTGCGATTGCACAAGTCTTTTCCGCTTTTGATCCCGAGAGCCTGCGCGGCCCGCAGTTTGATGCGGCGTGGGTTGACGAGCTGGCGAAGTGGAAAAAGGCACAAGAGACGTGGGACATGCTGCAATTCGGTTTGCGGCTGGGGGATGCTCCGCGTCAATGTGTGACGACGACACCGCGCAATGTCGGGGTGTTGAAACAATTGCTTGGAGCGGCGTCAACGGTTGTGACAACCGCACCAACAGAAGCAAATCGTGCCAATCTGGCGTCCTCTTTCCTTGAGGAGATCAGGACGCGTTATGCCGGAACCCGTTTGGCGCGTCAGGAACTGGACGGTGTTCTGCTCGAGGATGCTGAAGGGGCGCTTTGGCGGTCGGTCGATATCGAAAAGGCCAGATTGCGTGACCGGCCCGAGGTGTCGCGGATCGTTGTGGCGATAGACCCGCCTGTAACGGGCGGGGCTGCATCGGATGATTGCGGCATTGTTGTCGTTGGAGCGATTACCGAGGGCCCGCCGCAGGATTGGCGCGCGGTTGTGTTGGAGGATGCTTCGGTGTCTGCGGCATCGCCCATGCAGTGGGCGCAGGCAGCGCTTGATGCAATGAAACGTCACGGCGCAGACAAGCTTGTGGCGGAGGTAAATCAGGGTGGTGATCTGGTCGAGACACTTATTCGACAGATCGACCCGTTGGTGCCGTTTCGGGCGGTTCATGCGTCTAGGGGAAAGGTGGCGCGCGCAGAACCTGTTGCGGCTCTTTACGAGCAGGGACGCGTGTCGCATGTCGATGGCCTGGACACATTGGAAGACCAGATGTGCCGCATGACCGGGCGGGGGTATCAGGGACAGGGCAGCCCTGACAGGGTTGATGCGCTTGTCTGGGCTTTGTTCGATCTGATCATCGAGCCGTCGGGGAGTTACCGGCGCCCTCAAGTCAGGCTTTTGTAAGCCACAGTTACGTTCAACGAGTTGAAGAGGGTGAGGGTCTGTTCTGGGCCCCCTTTTTCGTGCCTGCCCCCTGTCTGTTCGACGGGCAGGGGGCCGGGCCAAGTGACCGGTGGCGCGCATGCCTTCGGCACACTGTAGACCTGAGCCAGAAACGAGGAGCACAGACGGAATGGTATTTGATTTTTTGCGACGCGCGCAGCCGGAGGTGCCGGAGCGCAAGGCGTCGGCAACCGGGCCTGTGATTGCGTATCACGGCTCGGGACGGGTGGCGTGGTCGCCGCGCGATGCGGTATCACTGGCAAAGACCGGATTTACGGGAAATCCGGTCGGATTTCGTGCGGTTAAGCTGATTGCGGAAGCCGCAGCGGCCGTGCCGATCGTGTGCCAGACGCCTGAAAGACGCTATGACACGCATCCTATCCTGGATCTGTTGCAGCGACCGAATGGGGCGCAGGGGCGCGCTGAGTTGCTGGAATCGCTTTATGGGCAGCTTTTGCTTTCGGGCAACGGTTATCTTGAGGCGGTCGGGCTGGACGGGGTTCCGCTTGAACTGCATGTTTTGCGATCGGACCGGATGAACCTTGTGCCGGGCAGTGACGGGTGGCCGGTGGCCTATGAATATGCGGTTGGTGGCAAAAAACACCGCTTTGACATGACGGTCGAGGTGGCTCCGATCTGTCACATCAAGAGCTTTCATCCGCAGGATGATCATTACGGCTTGTCGCCACTTCAGGCGGCGGCGACGGCAATCGACGTGCATAACTCGGCCTCGCGGTGGTCGAAGTCATTGCTTGATAATGCGGCGCGGCCCTCGGGGGCAATAATTTACAAAGGCGGTGAAGGGCAGCCGTCGCTGACGCCCGAGCAATACGACCGGCTGCAAAACGAGATGATCGCGCATCATCAAGGCGCGTTGAATGCCGGGCGACCGATGTTGCTTGAGGGTGGGTTGGACTGGAAACCGATGGGCTTTTCGCCTTCGGATATGGAGTTCCAGAAAACCAAGGAAGCAGCCGCGCGCGAAATTGCGACGGCCTTTGGTGTGCCGCCGATGCTGCTTGGGGTATCGGGCGAGGCGACTTACGCCAATTACCAGGAAGCGAACCGGGCGTTCTACCGGTTGACCGTTTTGCCGATGGCGACGCGCGTTATGGCGACGCTGGCGGATTGGTTGTCACGTTTTGCTGGCGAGACGGTGATGTTGAAGCCGGATCTGGACCAGATCCCGGCGCTTTCGGCAGAGCGTGAGGCACAGTGGCGCCGCGTCGCGGATGCGGCGTTTCTGACGGATGCTGAAAAGCGCGCGCTTTTGGGATTGCCGAGCTTGGTTGAGGGCAGCGGCGCGTGAGGCTGTTGGAAAAAGGATTACACAAATGACTGACATGTATGGCGCGCAACTTGAGCGCAAGTATTGCCAGATGGATACCGGACTGACCGTGGTCGATGGATCGGTGATCGAGGGCTATGCCAGCTTGTTTGGCAAGACCGATCAGGGCGGCGATATTGTTGTGCCCGGAGCCTACAGCGGGTCGCTTAAGCGGCTGGGAGCGGGCGATATCAGGGTCAAGATGCTGTGGCAGCACGATCCGGCGCAGCCTATCGGCGTCTGGGACGAGGTGCGCGAAGACGAGCGCGGCTTGTTTGTAAAAGGCCGGTTGCTGAACGAGGTTGCAAAGGGTCGCGAAGCGGCCGCTTTGATCGAGGCAGGCGCGATTGACGGCCTGTCTATCGGATACCGCACCAAGCGTGCGGAAAAGGATGCACAGGGCCGCAGGCTCTTGCATGATCTGGAACTTTGGGAGGTGTCGCTTGTGACCTTTCCGATGCTTCCGGAAGCGCGTGTCGGGGCAAAGGGCGATGACCTTTCCACCTCTGTGATGCGTGAGTTGGCCGAGGCGTTTGACGCGGCTCGCCGAGACCTGGCGGGCCACTAAGCCAGCCCATTTCTCCCCTTCAAAAGGAAAAAGCGATGCAGACACCCGAGAGCAAGGCTCGGGCCGGGAAAACTATGCCCGGCGCAGAAGGATCAGCGCCTGACGTAAAGTCAGCGCTGTCAGGGTTCTTGAGCGAATTCAAGAACTTTCAGGACGACATGAAATTCAAGTTTCAAAAACAGGAAGAGCGACTTACCATGCTTGATCGGAAAACAATGATCTCCGGGCGTCCCGCCCTTGCCGCAGCAGCCGATGGTTCGGCCCCGCACCAGAAGGCCTTTGAGGCCTATGTGCGTTCCGGTGACGACGATGCGCTGCGTGGTCTCGAACTGGATGGCAAGGCGATGTCCACAGTCGTTTCGGGCGACGGCGGTTATCTCGTCGATCCCCAGACCTCTGAAAGCATCATGAGTGTGCTCAAGTCGATGTCTTCGATCCGCGGCATTGCCAATATCGTGACCGTCGAGTCGACGGCTTATGACGTGCTGGTGGATCATGGCGACATGACCTCCGGTTGGGTCAACGAGACGGGTGCCGTGAGCGAGACGAGCACACCGTTGATCGACCGTATCTCGATCCCGCTCTACGAGCTGAGCGCGATGCCGAAGGCCAGCCAGAGGCTTTTGGATGATGCGGCCTTTGATATCGACGCCTGGCTTGCCAGCAAGATCGCCGACCGTTTTGCACGTGCCGAGGCGGCAGCCTTCATCACGGGGGACGGTGTTGACAAGCCCAGGGGTTTCCTGAGCCATCCGACCGTTCCGAACGCCTCTTGGGCGTGGAACAGCCTTGGGTATGTTCCCACGGGTGTTGACGGTGATTTCAGCGATCCTGATCCGATTGTCGAGTTGGTTTATGCACTGGGTGCCGAGTACCGTGCGAATGCCACGTTTGTAATGAACTCGAAGACCGCAGGCACCGTGCGCCGCCTCAAGGATAACGACGGTCGCTTCTTGTGGTCTGATGGTTTGTCGGCTGGTGAGCCTGCGCGTTTGCTGGGCTATCCTGTGCTGATTGCCGAGGACATGCCGGACATTTCGGCCGGTTCGGATTCGATTGCCTTTGGCGATTTCCATGCGGGTTACACTGTTGCCGAGCGTCCTGATTTGCGGGTTCTGCGTGATCCGTTCTCGGCCAAACCGAATGTTCTGTTTTATGCGACCAAGCGTGTTGGTGGCGGCGTCAGTGACTTTGCCGCGATCAAGGTTCTGAAATTCTCGGCTTCCTAAAAAGAGCCGTGAAGGCCCTCTGATCCGGTGATCAGGGGGCTTGGGCGCATGCATCCTTAGCCTTGCGTTGTCCAGTTGTTCCCCTCCGTCCGAGCGACGCGAGGTGTATGCGCCCATATTTTCGATGACTGGAGAGGGGAGATTACTGGAGTTATTCCATGATGTTAGTTGAGCTGACTACAGTGCAGTCGGCAGCGTTGCCGGTTGCGGAATTCAAGGATCACCTGCGTCTTGGGACCGGGTTCAGTGATGAAGGGGCCCAAGACACCTTGTTGGAGACGTTTTTGCGCGCAGCAGTTGCCGCAGTCGAAACGTGGACGGGTCAGGCTTTGTTCGAGCGCGACTTTGGCTGGAGTGTCACACATTGGCGAGGCGCGGACATGCAGGCTTTGCCTGTGGCGCCGGTCTCTGCTGTGGTGCGGATTGTGAGTGTGGATGTCGAGGGGGCCGAGACGGTTGCAGATATGGACCGTTACCGTTTGATCCCCGACAAGCATCGCCCTTTGATCGCGGGACGTGCTGCGGGCCTGCCTTGTGTGCCGACGGATGGGGCGGTTCGCATCGAGTTTCTGGGAGGATTTGGCCCGGATTGGAGCGATATCCCTGCAACGCTGGCGCAGGCCGTTCTGATGCTGGCGGCTTATTACTATGAGTATCGCCATGAAATGCAGTCCAGTGGTGCGACGATGCCGTTTGGTGTCGCTGCGTTGTTGGGGCCGTGGCGCGATGTGCGTGTTGGCGGAGCGGTTCGATGAAAGAGCCGAATTTGAACCGCAAGCTTGAGCTGGAAGCGCAACAGCAGGTTGAGGACGGGGCGGGCGGCTATGATGTCACGTGGGTCGCGCTGGGCGGTGTCTGGGCGGATGTAAAGTCTGGCACGAGCCGCGAGCGCGGTGTCGAGGCGATAACGGTATCGCGGATGACCAAGCGGATCACTGTGCGGGCTGCGCCAGTTGGCGCGCTGTCGCGTCCGCAACCTGATCAGAGGTTTCGCGAGGGCACGCGTGTCTACCGGATTCTGGCGGTATCTGAGGTCGGCGCGCAGGTCAGATACCTGATGTGTTTGACCGAGGAGGAGGTGTTGACATGAGTTATGCTGTTTCTGCGGCACTGCAAAAAGGGATTTTTGGCGTCCTTAGTGCGGATCCCGTGATTGCGAGCAGTGTTGGTTCGGCAATTTTTGATGCCACGCCAGCGGGGTCTGTTCCCGGCCTCTACATCAGTTTGGGACCGGAAGAGGCGTTGGCGCGCAATGACAAGAGTTGTGACGGGGCGTTACACCGGTTTGTTGTCAGTGTTGTGTCGGATGCGGCGGGCTTTCAGACGGCAAAGGAGGTTGCCGTTGCGGTGTCCGACGCCTTGCACGGTGCGATCCCTGCGTTGGAACGCGGGCGGATTGTGAGCCTGAACTTCGAGCGCGCAAAGGCCAGCCGGATTGGCCCCGACGAGAAACGCCAGATTGACCTGCGCTTTGCTGCGCGTGTCGAAGATAACTGATTTTATTGACAAAACGGAGAGACCGAGATGGGTGCTCAAAACGGTAAAGACCTGCTTATCAAGCTGGACATGGATGGCCTTGGTGCGTTCTCCACGGTGGCGGGATTGCGCGCGACGCGGATCAGTTTCAATGCCGAAAGCGTTGATGTGACAAGTATCGAAAGTGCGGGTGGCTGGCGCGAATTGCTGGGTGGCGCCGGTGTGAAGTCGGCGTCGATCAGCGGCTCTGGTGTGTTCAAGGATGCGGCGACAGATGAACGGGCGCGTCAAATTTTCTTTGATGCCGAAACGCCGACTTTTCAGGTGATCGTTCCTGATTTCGGGGTTGTGGAAGGGGCGTTTCAAATCACCTCGATCGAGTATTCGGGCAATCACAACGGTGAGGCGACGTACGAATTGTCGATGGCCTCTGCCGGTATGCTTACCTTTACGGGGCTTTGATGGCGAACCCGTGGGCGGGAGAGGTTGCCGTGACGCTGGATGGAGTGCGGCATGTCTGCAAATTGACGCTGGGGGCCTTGGCAGAGCTGGAAACGGTGATCGAGAGCGGCAGCCTTCTGGAACTGGTCGAGCGGTTCGAGACGGGACGGTTTTCGACGCGTGATGTTCTGGCACTTATTGTGGCGGGCTTGCGGGGCGGCGGCTGGTCGGGGACGGCTGCGGATTTGCGCACTGTCGAGATCGCTGGTGGCCCGGTCGAGGCGGCGCGGGTTGCGGCGATGCTTCTTGCGCGGGCCTTTGCCGTTCCGTCGGACGGGTAGGCTGGCATGGATTGGCCCGGATTGATGCGGTTGGGGCTGACGGGACTGGGGCTTGCGCCCGACGTCTTCTGGCGGCTGACCCCTGTTGAATTGTTGTTGATGCTTGGCGTCGAAAGTGCCGAGCCTCCGCTGACACGCGCGCGCCTTGATGACTTGGCGCGGGCCTATCCCGATATCAGGAAAGGGACGAATGATGGCTGACCTTGACGCGGTAAGTGACCTTGAAGATCAGATTGACGCGCTTGAGACCTCGTTGGCGGGGGCGGGAGCAATGGTGGGGGCGTTCGATGGAGAGTTGCAACGCATGCAATCCAGTCTGACGGTGACGCAGCAGGGTGTGGGGCAGCTTTCGAGCAGCATAAGCCGTGGATTGCGGGGCGCGTTTGACGGGCTTGTGTTTGACGGCATGAAGCTGTCGGACGCCCTGAAAGGGGTTGCAGGCACGATTGTGAATGCAACCTACGCTGCGGCACTCAAGCCGGTTACCAACCAGTTTGGCAGTGCGTTGGCCGGCGGCATCGAAAGCTTTATTGGCGGTGCCATGCCGTTCGCAAAGGGCGGCAGTTTTGCGCAAGGCCGGGTGATGCCCTTTGCCAAGGGCGGTGTTGTAACGGGCCCGACCCAGTTCCCGATGCGGGGCGGGGTTGGGTTGATGGGCGAGGCAGGGCCCGAGGCGATCATGCCGCTCACGCGCGGGGCTGATGGCCGGTTGGGCGTGCGCAGTAATGGTGCCGGCGCGCGGCCAGTGCAGATCACGATGAATATCTCGACACCCGATGCCCAAAGTTTTCAGCGCAGTCAGGGACAGATCGCGGCGCAGATGTCGCGCGTTCTTGGGCGCGGTCAGCGCAATCGTTAAGCAGGAGGATCCGATATGGGATTCCATGAAATTCGTTTTCCCGCCGCCTTGAGTTTTGGCTCTTTGGGGGGGCCTGAACGACGCACAGATGTCGTTACGATGGCCAACGGGTTTGAAGAGCGCAATACGCCCTGGGCGCATTCACGGCGTCGCTATGATGCGGGGATGGGGTTGCAGTCACTTGATGATATTGGCGATGTCATCGCATTTTTCGAAGCACGCCGTGGCCGGCTTTATGGATTTCGGTGGAAGGATTGGTCGGACTACAAGTCAGGCCGGCCGATGGAGGCTGTTTCCTTTCTGGATCAGGATATCGGCACTGGTAATGGAAGCTCGGTTTTGTTCAGTTTGAGCAAAACCTATACCTCAGGCGACGAGAGCTACTTGCGACCTGTTGCCAAGCCGGTGGCGGCAAGTGTTCGCGTGGCGGTTGACGGTATCGAGATCGTTCTGGGTATGGATGCGGCCCTTGATGCGGCAACCGGAGCGGTCATTTTTGCGTCGGCACCTTTGATGGGAGCGGTGATTACGGCAGGCTTCGAGTTTGATGTGCCGGTACGGTTCGACACCGATCAGATCCAGACGTCTGTCGCCAGTTTCAACGCTGGCGAAGTGCCTTCGGTGCCAGTGGTCGAGGTGCGGGTATGAGTGGCGTCGAGGGGTACTTTGCCCATCTTGACACCGGGCACACAACCGTTTGCCAATGTTGGGCGATCAGGCGGCGTGACGGGATCACGTTCGGATTTACCGATCACGACGTTGACTTGAGCTTTGAGGGGCGGCTGTTTCGGGCGGCCACCGGTCTGACGGCGAAAGCTCTGGTGCAAACGACCGGCTTGTCAGTGGATAACTCTGAGGCGGTCGGGGCGTTAAGCGATGGCGGGCTAACCGAAGGGGATATTCTGGCGGGGCGTTTCGATGGTGCCGACGTCGAGTCGTGGCGCGTCAACTGGAGTGATGTTGCGCAACGCATCGTCCAGTTTCGTGGAACGATCGGTGAAATCAGCCGTGCAGGCGGTGCGTTTACTGCCGAGTTGCGGGGGTTGACCGAGGCCATGAGCCAACCGGCAGGACGGGTTTATCAAAAACCGTGCTCTGCGGTTCTGGGCGATGGCGCCTGTGGGTTCGATGTCGAAACGGCCGGGTATTTCAGCGACACGGGCTTCGTGGATGTTGATGATGCACGGGTGTTTACTTTTGCCGGTCTGAATGGATTTCAGGAGCGCTGGTTCGAGCGCGGCGTTCTGTTGGTCACAAGTGGTGCGGCGACCGGCCTTTCGGGGATCATCAAGAACGATCTGGTGGTGGATGGCAACCGGGTCATCGAGCTTTGGCAAAGCCTGAAGGTAGATCAGTCGGCGATCGATACCGTGCGGCTGGTTGCGGGGTGTGACAAGCGCGCCGCCAGCTGCAAGACCAAGTTTGGCAACTTCCTGAACTTTCAAGGATTTCCGGATATTCCAGGGGAGGACTGGTTGATGAGTTATCCAAGCTCGGCCAGTGTCAATACGGGCGGAAGCCTATCGAGGAGTGGCCAATGAGGCCGAATGTTGTGCGCAGTGCGCGGGCATGGATCGGCACGCCCTATCGGCATCAGGGCTCTGTGATGGGGGCGGGGTGTGATTGTTTGGGATTGCTCAGGGGTGTCTGGCGCGATGTGCTCGGGGCCGAGCCACAAACGATACCGGCCTACACGCAAGACTGGTCAGAGCCCGAGCGGACCGAGCGGTTGTGGCAGGCGGCCCGACGGCATCTTGAAGAGCGGCCTGCCGGTGGTGTGTTCGAAGCAGGTGAGGTTTTGCTGTTTCGAATGCGTGCGGGATCTGTGGCCAAGCACCTCGGGATTGTCGGGTGTGGCGGCCCGGAGCCAAGCTTTATTCATGCCTATTCAGGGCACGCGGTGCTGGAAAGCTCGCTGACTGTCCCTTGGCGGCGGCGCATTGCTGCGCGGTTTGCCTTTCCGAAAGGAGCGATGTGATGGCGACAATACTATTATCAGCAGCAGGGGCTGCGGCGGGTTCTGCTGTGGGAGGTTCTCTCTTCGGGGTGTCGGCGGCTGTCGTCGGACGTGCCGTCGGTGCAACCGTCGGCAAGATTATCGACCAGCGGCTTTTGGGCAGCGGCAGTGAAGCGGTTGAGACGGGCCGAGTTGAGCGGTTTCGGCTGACCGGGGCGAGCGAGGGGCGTGCGATCAGTCAGGTTTACGGTCGGATGCGCGTCGGCGGGCAGGTGATCTGGTCGACACAATTCAGCGAGACGGTGGTCTCTAGCGGTGGTGGCAAGGGTGCGCCCACTGCCCCGGCGACCAATACTTATAGCTATTCGGTGAGCCTTGCGATTGCTCTGTGTGAGGGAACGATCACGCGGGTTGGTCGGGTCTGGGCCGATGGCGTTGAGATCGCTCGTGACCAGTTGTCGATGCGGGTTTATTCCGGCGCGCAAGATCAGTTGCCCGACCCCAAGATCGAAGCTGTAGAAGGCACAGGAAATGCGCCGGCTTACCGTGGAGTTGCCTATGTGGTGATCGAA